TACACCCAAAACCCAACATTTATCTCTGGATCAACTGGTGAGGTAATTTATGATAATTTTATAAATAATCCCCAAACATATATTACCTCTATTGGATTATATAATGATTCAAATGAATTACTATCAATAGCAAAACTTTCAAGACCTCTAATTAAAGATTTTACAAAAGAAGCCTTAGTTAGAGTTAAATTAGATTTCTAAGATGAATGAGTGTTTACAAACCTTTTACCACATCTGATATAATCACTTCTCCTTTTGAAGTGAATAAAAACTTCTCATTTCAAGGAGAAACCTCGTTGACTGGTTCGGGTATTGATAGATTTCTTGGTACTAATTTAGAACCTGAACTATGGATATCTGGTTCAAACCCAACAGGAGATATTTCAACTCAAGACCAATTCTTAATATATAGATCTATAAGAGAATTATATTATTCTAACTTCCTTGAAGGAGATGATGGTTCACCAGCAGGAACTGCTTCATTCAACCCAGATGGAACTATAACAGGACCTTTTTATACTCCAAATTATTACAATTATTTATCATCTACTCTACCTGCTAGTAGATTCTTTCCAACAGGCTCAAATGAGAGTATAGGGGTATTTTCAATACCCTCAAATTTATTTGGGGAACATATTAAACCAAACACTTTCAACTTAACTTCTAATGGGGTTAGTTTAAATGATGATGGTCAAGGTAATTTACTTTCAGGTAGTTATAAAGTTGGGGATATTATATATCAACATGGTATAGTAATATTAACTAGTGATGGTATACCTGGGGAGGATGGATACGGTTTTGTTCAGTATGGAAGTGCTGAATATGGTGCTAGTGATGATGATTTTATTAATGGCTTCTTAACAGATACAAACATATCTTGCTCTTTTGATAGTAGTATAACTATATATGAAAATCAATATAAATGTAATATAAGAGAAAACGAATATAATTACTCACAAAACCCAACAATAATATCTAGTAGTTCAAATAGTGGTGTTGTAAACGATTTTGCTACTGGATCATATTTCTCCCCATACATCACAACTGTAGGTTTATATAATAATAATAAAGAGTTATTAGCCGTAGCAAAATTAGCACAACCCTTACCCCTATCATCAACTACTGATATTAATATAATTATTAACTTAGACACATAATTATACTTTTAATAATTTCTTCAATCCCTTAAGATGAATTGGATATATAAAAATAAAGAAATCACTTCTAAAGATGACTTCTCTGAAGATACTTATGGGTTTATTTATAAAATAACCCATATCCCCTCTAAAAAATCCTACCTAGGTAAAAAAGTTTTAATACATAATAAAAAAACTAAATTAACAAAGAAAGATTTACTAATGTATGAGGGTATGAAAGGTCGTAAACCCACATATAAGATACTACAAAAAGAATCTGATTGGAAAAGTTATTATGGATCTAATAAACCTTTACTAGAATTAATTCAAAAAGAACCCTTAGAAAATTTTAAAAGGGAAATACTAATTCTAAGTACAACTAAAAAACTCCTTACCTATTATGAAACTCAAGCTCTATTTACTTATAGAGTATTAGAGGAAGAGGATACTTGGTTTAATGATAATATACTTGGAAAGTTCTTTAGAAAAGACTTTGATACTTAAGATAAGTTATATATATTAACAGCATGGTAAATGAACTCTTAGTAAGTTTAGTTAACTCTGTATTAGGTACTGGGAAAAGAACATCAAAAGGTAATCATTCATATAATTGTCCTTTTTGCAATCACCATAAACCTAAATTAGAAGTTAACTTTACAGACAATAGAGAAGGTAATAATCCTTGGCATTGTTGGGCCTGTGATAAAAAAGGCAGAAAATTAAGAAGTTTATTAAAACAAATCAAAGCCCCCTCAGAATGTTTCTCTCAGTTACAAAAACTAGTTAAATCTGGTTACGAGGTAGTTGATGTTGAAGTAGAGGATAAAGTCTTAGAACTCCCTAAAGAATATAAAAATATTATAGGTAATAATGATATTATATCTAGACATGCCCTAGCATACTTAAAGAAAAGAAATATAAGTAAAGATGATATATTAAAATATAATATTGGTTATTGTGAATATGGTCCCTATGCTGATAGGATAGTCATACCCTCTTATAATTCAATAGGTAAATTAAATTACTTCACATCCAGAACCTTTAAAAAAGATACATTTCAAACCTATAAAAACCCAGATACCTCAAGAAATGTTATACCTTTTGAGATATTTATTAATTGGGATCTACCTATAATATTATGTGAAGGTCCTTTTGATGCTATTGCTATTAAAAGAAATGTTATTCCTCTGTTAGGGAAAAACATTCAATCAAATTTAATGAAAAAATTATTATCCCCTAAAGTTAAAAAAATATATATAGCTTTAGACACGGATGCTCTTAAACAAGCCCTTAGGTTTTGTGAAGAGTTATTAAATGAAGGTAAAGAAGTTTACTTAGTAGAACTCCCAGGGAAAGACCCAAGTGAAATGGGGTTTGAAAAATTTACAAACTTAATTCAAAAATCAATACCTTTAAATCAATTTTCCTTAATGGAGAAAAAAATTATGTTAATATGATAGAAAAAGATGTAAATGTTTTTAAGAAGAAAACAACACGTCTACTTGAAGTTGATCAAGAGATGAAAAGAGTAACAATCATGGATAATAGATATTACTCAAGAAATGAGGAATACTACCCTTCAGTTACTACTATATTACAATATATGCCAAAGAATAGATTCTTTGAAACTTGGTTGAAAGATGTAGGTCATAACGCTGATATAATCATGAGAAAAGCTGGAAAAGAGGGAACTCAAGTCCATGAAGCTATTGAAAGTTATTTATTAGGTGAAAAAATTACTATGTTAAATGATGCTGGATATTCAAATTATTCAACATTTGTTTGGAAGATGATTTTAAAATTTCATGATTTTTGGTCAACTCATAAACCTACATTACTAGAAACAGAAATCCATTTATTTTCTGATAAATTTAAATTCGCAGGTACCTGTGATATAATAGTAGAAATAAAAGGGGAAAGATGGTTATTAGATATTAAAACATCAAATTCATTACATACTTCTCATGAATTGCAATTAGCAGCTTATACACAAGCTTGGAATGAGTTATATGAGGAAAAAATAGATCGTGTTGGTATTATATGGTTAAAATCATCCAAGAGAAAAGAAGATAAAACAGGTAAAAAGATTCAAGGAAAAGGTTGGGAATTATATGAACCTACAAGATCAATTGAAGAAAACTTTAAATTATTTGAATATATTCATGCACTTTATAATTTAGAAAATCCTAATCCTAAACCAAATATTCAAGATTTCCCAACTGAAATCCAAATAGATAGGTAATATGTTATATTTATAACTAAAATATAGATGGTATCATTAGTTAAACTACTAAAAGAAATCTTAGTAACAGAAGGTGGAAATGTATTCAGAACACCAGAATATGAGACTAAATCAATCCCTCTAGATAACATACTACCAACTACAACTAGATTTGTTGAAGATTTAAGTAGAATATTCCCTGGTAAAGCTTCCACATTCAAAGAACTATTAAATAAGGATAATTGGTTAGGTTCAACTGGTAGAAAACCTGAATCTGGGGATGTTGATATAGCATACCCCATTGAAAACTTTTTTATTAATGGAAAACCTGATATTAAAGGATGGGGTGTTGATGAAAATGAGTTCAATGATTTATTTGAAAAAATTCAAAAACGATCACGAACAGCTACAGTTGAGCAATCTCAAGTGAAAGCATTAGTAATGTTAATTGTCAAGAAGGTTAATAGTATAGGTGGTAATTTATTTTCTAGTGATAAAGCATCCAGTGCAGGTTCAATTCACTTCTCTTACCCTCAATTCTCCCCTAACGGAGAAGAATTAGAAGTAAGGGCACAATTTGATTTGGATGTTGGGGATATTGATTGGTTAAAATTTAGATTTAATTCTGATTTACCAAAAGATGACCCTCAAATTAAAGGATTACATAGAGGGCAGTTAATGTTAGCTATGTTTGCTACTACTGGATATACCTACAAAAGTGGTAAAGGATTTATACGTAAATCAACACGTGAAACAATCGCTGATAAACCTAAAGAAGCGATGGAGGTGTTCAATCAAGAATATAAACCAAACCAACCTTTAACTTTAGAAATAATTAATAGTTATAGTAAACTAATGGATTATGTTAAAAATAATCTAAAACCTGAAGATAAAGAAACTACACTAAAAATGTTTAGAGAAGCTCTACGAAGAGCAGATTCTTACATCCCAGATAATATTTAATTAATATGAGTGGAGCTGCAGGTGGTGTGACCATCAATAAAGAGGATTTAAAAGCAACAATTAGAGATTATAGAGAAACTGTTTTAAAACCATTAAATCTTGATACATCATACAACATAACAGGTGTACGACGTAGACCTGAAAAAATGGTTTTTGGGGATATTGATATTGTTTTATCCTTTCCTCAAGGGGAAAAGAAACAACTTAAAAAGGATTTTGCTAATCACTTAGCACAGATAGAGAAAATCCCTACTATGCCTCATAAGAAAAATTTAAAATACTTTATACATGGCTCTATAGTTACCACTTTATACCCTATAGTAGGTAAAGAAGATCAATTCATCCAAATAGATAATATAATAACAGCTTCAGAGGATGAAGGTAAGTTTACATATAATATGCTAGACCTACCAGCACAAGAACAAGGATTAGCCTTAGGATTAGCTAAAACTATATTTACTGAATTAGACCCAAATCAAGTAAAACAATTATTCAAAAATTTAAATATTCCAGAGCCAATTGAAACTCCTAATGAGGGTGAGGAATATGATTTTAATTTAAATACCTCTGAATTATCTTTAAGAATAGTCCCTATAGGCAAAAATGGGGGGAGAGAAATATGGAAGTCATCTAACCCCTCAAATATTAAAACTTTACTCAAGTCATTAGATATTGATATTGAAAAAGATAAATTTGAAACTATATTACAAAAGATTAAGGGTTTTAAAAATAGAAGATCAATAGAAAGACTTAAAGGAATGTTTGCTAGAAACATCAGGGTAGGAAGCGCTGAAGTTGGGAGGGATAAAGGTATTGCTAAACAGCAATCCTTAGATAAAGTAGCAATGTTAGAAGAGAAATATGGTTTATTAGCTATATCATTAATCAAACCTTTTATTACAGAAGGAGAGGACTCACAAAGTATAGCCTTAATACCAGGAGCTTTCAAACCACCTCATAAAGATCATTTATCTAGAATAAATGCTGCTGCTAAATTAGTTGATAAAGCCATCATAATAATCTCCCCATTAGACAGAATTAAACAAAATCAAATTCCAATTTCAGCAAAGCAATCCCTTAATATATGGAATTTATATAAAAATAAAGGAGTCTTAAATAGTAATGTTGAATTTATCATTAGCCCCCATAACTCACCTGTAAAAGTATCTTGGGATATAGTACGAGATAATCCAAATAATGAGTATTTAGTAGTATATGGTAAAGGAGAAAATAAGAGGTGGATGGGAATTGAAGATAAATTTCCTAATGTAAAAACTAGTGATTTAGGTTTAGATTTAAATCTATCATCTAGTGGTTTAAGAGCAGCTCTCCTCAATAATGATGATATTTCCAAATGGCTCCCTAATGGGATTTCTTCTAAAGAATATCAACAAGCATTAAATACATCCTCTAATATTAATGAAGCATCAAATAATAAATTCACTTCTAAATCATTAATATCTAATTTATTAGAACAAGAAAATAATATTAAGGCATTTTTTGGTGGTAGTTTTAAACCTCCTACAAAAGGTCATTTTTTAGCAGTTAAAAAAATTTTAGAAAATTATCCTGAAATAGACACTTTACATATTGTTGTTGGTGGTGGGTTAAGAGATAACATTTCTCAAGATGAATCAAATTCAATATGGGAAATGTATAAAAAATACCTCCCTTTAGATAAAGTAGAAATAATTAACTCAAAAACCTCCCCATTCAAATATGTTAAGGATTATATAAAAACTAATACAGACCATAAATCTTACATACTTCTAGGCTCTAAAGCAGATGATGATCAGGATATGGATACTTTCCTCCAACAAAAAAACTTATTTGATCAATATGGTGATCATGTTGAAGTTAAAAATATAGTTATTAAAGATAAAATTAGTGGGGCTAAAGCTAGAGAAGCTTCTAAATCATCAAAAGAACAATTCTTCCAATTCCTCCCAGAAGAATTAACTAATGAAGAAAAACAAACAATCTTTAACTACATCCAAACATCAATCCAGGAAGGAGAAGTTAAAGAAATTAAATTAAATAATCTTCTAACTGATAAAATAAAACTTAAGTTAGAATTTTTCTTAAAAGCTCTAAAAAAAGAAAACTCAAAAACTAAACAAGCCTTCTCAAAAATAATTCATTCATCCCGTGGAGAGATTGAGTTAAGTGATGAAGATAAAAAGGAAATTGGGGATCAAATGAAGAATGCTCTTAAATTAGCTGGTTTAACTGCGATTACTCTCGTCCCAGGAGGTGTAATAGCAGCTATTCTAATTAAAATATTTAAAGCTGAAAAATATATCACCCCCACCTCATTTCAAAAAGATAAAATAGAAGAAAAAGAATTGATAAAAGAAGAAGGAGATGCTAATATTTTTGATTATGATAAGCATATCTCATCTCTATCAGAGTTTATGTTAGATTCTAATCTTAATATCAATCCTTTACCTGAAGTTGAATTTATAAATGATGATGTTGAGAATGCAAATGATTTTTTTGGTAAAACCGCTTATTACATCCCACAACAAAATAAAATAGTTTTATATACTTTAAACCGTCATCCTAAGGATGTTATGAGATCATTTGCTCACGAAATGATCCACCACATGCAAAATTGTGAAGATAGGTTAGGTGAAATAACTACCCAAAATACAAATGAAGATGATCATTTGGAAAATATTGAGAGGGAAGCCTATGAGAAGGGTAATATATGTTTTAGAAACTGGACTGATACTTTAACTGAATCAATTTTAACTGAATCAATTTTAGGTGATAAAATCATATGCGATAATTGTGGTTGGAGCTGGAATATAGTAGATGGTGGAGATGATTTATTTATATGTCATAAATGTGGACATGATAATTCTCCATTAAATGAAGCTAAACCATATAAACACAAACATGGTTTTGATGATAAATTAGGTAAAGATCCATTTGGTATAAGTCAATTTGCTAGAGAAATAGCTGAAGAAGTTATAAGCGAAGGTCGATACGATGCTTTAGCTAATAAATTATCATCAATTGCATTTGAAGCATTTAAAGATATTCATGATAGAGGGGATAAAGAAGGCTCATTTGAATTTAGAGTAGACCATCCAGATGAAGAGCATGATATTCCATCTAAAGATTTTTACTTTGATTTTGAAGGTGTAGTAGAAATTACAGATGATGAATATGGAGTAGATGGTGGAGCAAATGCAGGATTTGATAAAGATGGAAATGAAATAACCCCACTACTATCAGTTAAACTCAAAATACCCCAAAACCCAGACTGGCAAGAAATATCATTTGATTTAAAAGATGTTGTTAGGCATGAATTAGAACATTTAACTCAAGACGGTGATAATCTTAAAGGCGGGGTAGTAAGTGATGATCCCAAACTAAAAAGACCTAGTAAATATATGAAGGATGATCAATTAATAAGAGATTTAATTGACGCCGACCTATTGTCTAAATCACAATACTTCAAATTAAAAAAAGAAGTAGATGCGATGCTTCAAGGTTTATATTTTAAAGCTAAAAAATCTAAACGTCCATTTAGCAATGTTATAGATGACTATTTAAATATATTCCTTGATCAAGACACTATTACACAAGAAGAAAAAGAAGAAATATTAAAAATTTGGAGAACCCGAGCATCTTCATTATCTTTACCTAAATTCTAATTTAGGGGTATAGTAAGGAAAATAATAAGAATTAAGTTTATATTATGTTAAAAAAAGAATTTAAGAAGAATGATGTTGAAAGATTACGTAACCTTATTAAGGGTAAATCTAATTCAAGAACATCTCAGGGTGTGGGTTATACAAAATCATTATCTGAAGATCATTTAGAAGGTGATATTTGGGAAGAGAATGGTCGTAGTTGGACTATTAAAGATGGTATTATTGAAAATATAACTAAATTAGATAAATTTAAAAAATCAACAATCCCCCTATTTTGCCCAAGTTGTAAAAATATTATGGATAAGCAATTAGATGCTCTCCATTATAAATCTTATGGTGAATGTTTAGACTGTCGTGCTAAATTTGAGACGCAGCTTAAAATAGCAGGTAAGTGGGAGGATTATGTTAAAACAACCAAAAACGCTGAATTAGATTTATTGATTGAAGAATATAAAGCCTATTATAAAGAACAAATTGCCGAAAGTACTGAAGGTTATGTTACTGAATCTGGTGATGTAGAACAGTGGTTAGGTAGTATAGATGAGGGTAGAGCTCAAGAATCACTTAATAGTGTAATAGAATATTTAGAGGGACTAAAAAAGTAATATTTATAACAAAATACACATGAAAGATAACTTTGATCAACATAAATGGTTTAAAAATCAATATTTAAGTGAGGGAGACCTTAATAACGTTGATTACCTAGATGGTATGGATGTTGAATCTGCTATCAAAACCTATATAACTAAATCCTTTAAAGCTATTGAACAATATCAAAACAATTTATCCCCTATGGGAGATGAAGTTGAGATTGATTATAGTGAAGTAAAAAAACATTTAAGAGAAGCTTTTAATGCTTTTGATAGAGTTGATTATTCTTCTCTATAAGAACTTAATAAATTATAAAATAAAATAAAACATAATGAAAGATAATTTCGATTTAAAAAAATTCTTAAAAGAGAATAAAACATTAGAAAACTCTAATAAGTATCTAGCTAACGCTATCACAGAAGATGACAAGAAAGATGCTCTAAGAACTAAAGTTAGAGAGATGATCATTACAGAAATGGAGGATATGGATTACCCTCTTGGAGAAGATGATATCTATGAAGCTAAAGATGATGAGGGTGAAGTTGAAACTGAAGAAACTGAAGAAACTGAAGAGGATGTAGATGTAGTTGATGCTGAAGATATGCCTGAAGATATGCCTGAAGATGATTTATCTGATGAAGGTGATATAATGGGTCATTTAGAAGCAGCTATGGAAGCCGCTCGTTCTCTTGGAGATGAAAAACTCATGGATCAATTAGGTAATACTATTACTTTTTACACTAGACAACATATAGCTAAATAAAGTTATATGTCTTATAAGAGGAAAATCAAAGAATCCCTACCAAACACAATATCCCCAGCAGAATATACTACTATAGTAAATAAATATATGAGTAGTTTTTTAGCTGATAAACAAACTTGGATTGATAATTACGGACTTGAAAAAGCTAATTATGTAATGTATAAGACTGCTGTAAAAAAAGCTAAAGAAGAGTCTGAATCTAAAAATATAGAAGAACCAAATGACTAGGGAAGAATTAATATCAAAAATAAAAGTATTAGCTAAAACCGCCTATGCTGAACGTTCTAAAGCAGAATCCTCTGCTATTGAATATGATGAACTCACAAACTTTCCCGAACTCAAACAAATCATAATAGATCTACTAACAGCTGAATTTGATAATTTCATATCAAGTATTGATTGGGTAGCTCCAAGACCTACAACTTTTAGAATAAATCTTAAGAATAATGCTAATTTCTATTTGATTTATGGTAAACGGGGTTGGATAGCACAAATAGAAGGTAAAAAATATTATTTACTTAACTTACCTGAAGAAGAAAGAGCTGCTGAAGCAATCTCTAGAGTATTAAGATATGGTACTAATGAAGATAGTGAAGGTGGATCTGCAGATAGTGGGGAAGATTTCCCAATGGAAGAACCACCAGTAGAAGAACCACCATCAGATGAACCAGAAGTATAATGGATGTTTACAAAAAATTTTTATATAGTATAGCTTATAAGTTTCCTAAAGGATACCCTGATATGGATGATCCTAAAGATAAAATTATACTTGAAAATGAATTAAAAAAGTTAGGGTTTAATTTATATGAAAATGAATTTAATGCTTTAACATTCTATGACCTCAAAAAACATACAGATGGGCATAGATTCTTAAACCTAATTAAGAAAATAGAAGAAAAACTTCCATTCAATATCATAGGAGGTGAATCTACCCCTCTAAAATTCATCACCCCAGAATATTCTGAAGCTTTTAAAACCCTTGATCCCCAAGAAATTAAAAAATTAACTAAGGGTCCCATAAATTCATTTCCTTTTTTCATAGATGATGGGGGTAAAAAATATAGTATTTCAAATCTTCTTAAAGATACATACTTTGGAGGTAAAGGAAAAGGCTCATCTACTGTAGTTGAAGATTATAACCTCCAACTACTAAACACCCAGATTCTTAAATTAGTAGAAGAAAATGGAGGGCCTATTAATATTAAAGTGGGAGGGAATATTTATAAAAATATTATCAAAGCTGAAACTCAACCTGGAGTCCCTAAATCAGATTTTAATTTAATTAATAATGAAGATACTCCTGTAGTATTTATTTCCCATAAAAAAGCAGGAGGAAAAGGGGCAAGTGCTGATGATTTTATTAGATGGAGTGGATATACTATGTATAAAGACCACCCTGAAGTTAAAGAATTTAACCAAGCTTTAAATCAATGGGTTGAGGAAAATGACCCTGAGGGGGGCCTTCCACCATCTACTAGATTTATCTCTAAAATAAAGGATGAGGGGTTGATTAGGAAGTTAATTTATGGCCCTAAATATGGTGGGGGGTTTAGTAAAGATAATGTAAATGTGATTTCACAAGGTAAAATTACTCTTAAACCTATAGAAAATAATACATTTGAACTCACTTCAGAATATGAATTAATTCCACCTGCACTTCCAATTGATGGGTACACACCATACTTATCATCCGCATATAGAGGAGATCGAAATATGTTTGGTATTAAGAATAATGAAGCTATAGTGATGACAAAATCCACAGTTATGAGATCATCATCAATATATGAGTTAGAGGGGGGTAAATTTAAAAAAATAAAATGAAAAAATCAGAGTTAAAACAGCTTATTATATCTAAAATAACAAAAACCCTTAATGAATCTAAAAAGAAGGATTGTAACTGCGGTTGTAATACTTGTGAGAATGTAGGTAATGAAGGTGTGTTATTAAATGAAAGTGTAGCACCTAAACAAATACTATCGGAAAATCTGCAATATCACGTGGATAATCAACTCCCACTAACTGAAAACACATTCCGTTATGGCTCTGAATCTTTCTTTAATTTATGGGCAGAAGCTCGCTCTTTATATTTACGTGAAATTATTCATGTAAATGAAGATGATAAAGAAATTTTAACTGAAACAGATTTAGGTCATTATGGCATGTTTGAAGGTAAAAAAGTGCCTTTAGATTTTCCTATGGAAATAACTGAAGCATATTACACTGCCATAGCTAATTTAGGAAATGGAAAAACCAAAGAAAATCTTGATTCATTTGAGGAAGTTCAAGACTTCATGGATAAAATGATTAAAAGACATGCTATTTCTGTTGAAGTAACTAAATTCTCCCAAGAAGGAAAATCACAAACCCTTAAATATAATTGGGATGGGGAAAAATGGGTAAAGGTAAATACAACATCCATAAACGAACAAATGGACATATATGATGATATTGCAAATTCAGAATTTGGAATGGATTATGATCAATTAGATTCAAATGAGCAAGAATGGGTTCGTGATGAGATAGATAATATGCCTATGAATGAAATTACAGATGGAAATTTTGTTAAAGGTATTGAATTATTAAGATCTACCCTATCAAAAGAAGGTGGTGCTGCTGGTTTAGAGCCATTAGTAAAAGCATTATCTGGTTTAGGATTTAGTAAAGATGAAGTTGTTGATTTAATTAAAAATAATATTAATATTAAACAACATAGAGATGGTGATTATATTTTATTACCATTAGAAGAAGCTGCTAAGAAAAATACTAAAAAATTAAATAAACCAATGCGTGACTCATCTGGAGGTAAAGCATATAAGGTTTATGTTAAGGATCCTAAAACTAAAAAAATTAAAACAGTTAGATTTGGGTCTGGAGGTTTAAGAGCAAAGATTAATGATAAAAAAGCAAGAAATGCTTTTGCTGCTCGTCATAAATGTGCTCAAAAGAAAGATAAAACAAAAGCAGGGTATTGGTCATGCCGATTACCACGATATGCTAAATTATTAGGTTTAAAATCCTCATTCTCAGGATTTTGGTAAAATGGATAGAATAAGAAAAATAATACAAGAAATCATCTCAGAAAAGAAAAAGAAGAGAGATAGATGTTTACGCATCGCAGATCGTAAATTTGACAAACCCTCTGCTTATAAATCAGGAGCTGTAGTTAGATGTAGAAAAGGTAATATCTGGAAAGGTATTAAAGAAACAGATAACCCACAATCAGGTAAAGCTGCTCCTTATGGTTCAGGATATTCTAAACTTAAAAATATAATAGAAGAAATCATCCTTGAAGACGAATCACTCCATAAATGGTTTAAAAGACAAGGTGCTCCTGGTAAAGGAGGAGGATGGGTTGACTGTAACACCGGAACTAAAAATAAAAAAACAGGCAAGATGAAATATAAGTCTTGTGGTAGAAAAAAAGGAGAAAAACGTGCAAAATATCCTTCATGTAGACCAACACCTTCAAAATGTAAAGACAAAGGTAAAGGTAAAACATGGGGTAAAACAAAATAACTATGGATAACTTTAATTTAAAAAAATATTTAGCTGAAGGTAAACTTTATGAAGCAGCTATGGCTTGTCCTATAGCAACTCAAGACTTAGAAGTAAATACTAAAAATAGAGATGCTTCAATTAAAGCAGATTATATTAAATATGGTCCATTAAATGTAGATGAACCCGGTGATTATTGGCTTGATTTAGCTGAATATTGGGAAACAACAGAAGAAGCAGCTAAAAAAACACTATGTGGTAATTGTGTTGCTTTTGACATCTCACCTAGAATGGATGAATGTATGCCTGGTGAAGTATCAGATGACAGTGGTAGATTAGGTTACTGTTGGATGCATAATTTCAAATGTCATTCAGCTAGAACTTGTAGAACTTGGGCTAAAGGTGGTCCAATCGTAGAAGATAGTGTATCATACGATTGGCAAGAAAGAAAAGAAAATTGAAACCTTACACAGACATAGAAGTTACAGACAAATATATTATTCGTGAGTTTAACGAAAATATAGACCCAATTGAACTTATGTGGCATCGTGATGATGAAGATAGAACAATAGAAATACTTGGAGAAACAAATTGGAAATTGCAACTTGATGATGAATTACCAACTTCATTAAATAAACTAATATTTATACCAAGACATAAATGGCATCGCGTTATCAAAGGTGATGACAATTTAAAATTAAAAATATATAAATTAAAAAGATAATAATCTTTTATCACTTATAGACTAGATTTATAGCCTAGTTGATTTAAAAAAATCTTTTAAGGATCTGTAGCCCAAAAATTTGGCCTATGGATTTTTTTTACTTATATTATAACATAAAATTAAACACATGGAGAAAAAAAAGATAGTGATTGTAGGTGCAGGCGTAGCCGGTGTAAATGCTGCTACTAAACTAATAGACAATGGATACCCAGGGGAATTAATTACTATTATTGATATGGGTAAAGACCCATATAGGAGAGAATATTCTGAAGTAATGGAAGGCTTCTTAGGAGCAGGTGGTTGGTCTGATGGTAAATTAACTTACCACACATCAATTGGGGGCCAATTATCTAAATATTGCGGTGAAGAAAAAGCAATGTCATTATTTGATGAAGTAATTGCAAATTTCAAACGCTTTCATCCTAAACCAGAGGAAGTACAATGTTCAGATCCTCAAGCAGAACCAGATTTTATTAAACCATATTTTGGATTAAGATTATTCCCAGTGTGGCACGTTGGTACTGATTATTTACACGAGATAGGTAAAAATTGGTATGACTTTTTAGTTCAAGGTGGTGTTGAATTTCATTGGGAAACTAAAGTAACTAATATTAGTTTTGATGCCCAAGAACTATGGACAGATAAATCAACATCAGATAACGATTGGATTGGATATGACACCCTAATATTTGGTGTAGGCAAATCAGGTATTGACTTTGGTAAACAATTAGCCGAACAATATGATTTACCAACAGAACCAAAAGCAGTACAAATTGGTGTTAGATTTGAGGCACCCCAAGAACATTTCCAAAAACTAATAGATATAAGTTATGATTTTAAACTTTATAGAAAATTTGAAGACAAAGGCGTTTCACTTCGCTCATTTTGTACAAACAATAATGCCGCTTATGTTGCTGCGGAACACACTTATGGCGATGTAAGTTATAATGGTCATGCTAAAAAAGATGAATCATATAGAAATAATATGACTAATTTTGGTATATTAATGGAAATTAAAGATATAGATAAACCTTTTGATTGGTCTAGAGAGGCAGTAAAAAAGTTACAAGTTGATAGTGTCGGAACATATTTTTCACCTTCACAAAGAACACCATCTAAAACATCAGAAGGTGATTATGTAGGATGTAAAATAGTAAACAGTATTGATGTGTTATATGAAGCAATAGGAGATTATGCTTTGTATATTGAGGATTTTATTGAGGATATGAAGAAAGTATTTCCAACATTAGGTAATGATTGGGGTATTTATATGCCTGAAGTTAAATACTTAAGCCCAGAACCGTTAGTAAATTATAAAGATTTATCATTAACTAAATATCCTAATGTACATTTTGTTGGGGATGCTTTATCTGCTCGAGGTATTACGGTTAGTGGAGCTCAAGCGATTTACACCGTTGAAGGTATTTTAAATGATATAGATAATTCATATAATTGGGATAATACTATACAACCATAATATTTATAACAAAATAAAATAGAGAAAATGATCAAACTTACAAACCTATTAAAAGAAATAACCCAAACTCACACCTTAACAATGATAGCCATATTCACAGATAAGAACGGTGATTGGCATAATGAAGATTGGTTTTTTGATCCTTCAATGGAAACTCAAGGGTTAATCTCAAAATATGGGAAAGGAGCTAATGGTCAAAGTTGGAAGAAACCATCAATATTATGTACAGAATACCAAGAGGATGATCCTTTTGATGGGTTTCATGAGTATTGGAAATGGGCTGTCATTTTTAAAAAAAACATTAATGAAATCTTCTTAGATGATGAAATATTTTATTATGGTGAATATCCTTCAAAAGAAATGGAAACTCAAGCCCTAAACTTTATAAAAAATAACTACTCAACTCCTAAAAATATTTCTTTAGGTATTTTGAAGGATAAATTTAAGGTTAAAATTACACAAGATAATTTCCCCTACGGGAATTATGTTTTGGATATAAAACCTGATGAAATAATCAAAATTTCAAAAAAATAACCCTTATGGCACGAATAGTATTTCTTAGTTGTACTAAATCTAAATTTGATAAAAGATCAGAGGCTCAAGAACTATACTCAGCCTCCCCTATGTTTAAAAAGACTTTGGAGTATGGTAAATCTCTTAAACCTGAAAAGATGTTTATCCTATCAGCAAAACATCATTTAACACCCTTAACAATGATGTTAGAGCCTTACGATTTAACTCTAAAAGATATGAATAAGGCTGAAAAAGATGCCTGGGGTGAGAAAACTATAAGCCAAATAAAAGCTAATGGAATGAATCCTGAAACTGATACTTTTATATTTTTAGCAGGAACTGAATATATAAAACCCTTAACCAAATACATACCAGAATCTAATGTAGAGGAACCTATGAGGGGTAAACGATTTGGGGAAAGATTGCAATGGTTAAATCAACAAATTGCAAAAATTGGTGAAGTTCTTAAACGAATTAAAAACATGATATATGAAGCTTACAAACGAAAATCTAAATAAATATATTAATCTATATCTAAATGATGTAGATGATTACGGTATAGAAACTGAATTCCTTTTAGCAGAATCAGTATTATCACCAATCAAAGGATTATTAACTGAATCAAAGGGTGATGGTCGTCTTATATTAGAATCCCAATTAGAGGATTCTTCAACATATGAAAGGGAAATTATAGAAGATTTTATGCTTTATGTAGAAAGTATATAAAAGTTTGGTTTAGATAAAAATAATAGTTATATTTAGAATATGAAAATAGGTTTTACAGGAACAATGAGTGTAGGAAAGACTACACTAGTTAATGCATTAAAGGAACTCCCAGAATTTAAAGATTATAATTTTAAAACAGAACGTTCTAAATATCTCAGGGATTTAGGTATCCCACTTAATACTGATAGTACATTAAAAGGTCAAATTATATTCTTAGCTGAACGTTGTAGTGAATTATTTCAAGATAATGTTATTACTGACCGGACTATTATAGATGTAATGGCATTCACATCCTTAGCTAAAACCATACCTGTAACACAAAATACCTTATATGAAACCCTAGCCTCAAAGATATTAAAAGAATATGATTATATTTTCTATATATCACCTGATGGAGTAGGTATTGAGGATAATGGAGTAAGAACAACAGACCCAGAATATAGGGATCAAGTTAATTCTTCAATCCAAGATATTATAACAAAATATCAAGGTTCTATTCAAAATTTAATAGTATTGAATGGTTCTGTTGATGAGCGTGTACAACAAATAAAACAGACACTTAATCTATAATATTTATAATAAAATTTAGAAATGAAAAAAAATCGTATTATTCAAATTATTCATGAGGAGATTGAAAAAATCACAAACGAAAATTATAGACCTTCTCATAGAGGGTATGATGTTATAGATAAATCATCAGGAGAAATTATTGATTCAAACCTACCAAAACATATGGCATTAGCATTAGCTGCTAAAAAAAATGGATGGATGATTCGAGCTACTGATCAATTAGCAAATGATGAACCAATTAATGAGGAGGAAATAAATGAAATGGCTACCTTTTATAAAGTTAAAGGTAACAAAGGTGCTGCTAAAGCTGCTCTAAAAAAAGCTAAAGCTAAATATAGAGAAGGAACTGCTCTGTATAATACCTTAGACACTCTTGAGAAAAAAGGAGAAATTGATTACAAAGCCTTATCTAAGGAAACTGGTAAAGATGTTGCGTCTTATAACAATCCTAAATCTAGAGGAGTACTTGAAAAAGACCTAGCAGATTTTATTGAATTTGAAGTTGGTAAACGAGGTAGAAAAGCAGACCCAAATAAACCTGCTAAAACTAAACCTGCTAAAACTAAAAAAGAGAAAGGTGAAAAAGCATCAGATAAAAAGAAAGACCAAGATATAGGATATTCTACAATAGATAAAACAATAACTACTACTAAGGACACACCAGCCTCAGATATCAAAAAAGCAGAAAAGAAAATCAAAGCTAAAGCAAAAAGAGACTCAGTCCCTAAAATTCAGAAAGGAAAGAAAGGTGATAAAGATGCTTTAGATTTATTAGATGATCATAAAGCTGAAATGCAGAAAGTAGCAAAAGAATTTAAAGCTGCTAAAGAAGAAGGAGATAAAACTAAATCTGACTCTTTAATCTCAAAACTTAAAGATATGACTGCTAAAAGAAAAGAACTCCAAAAAGCATATGAGGATAGTGCATCTGATGAGGGTAAAGACGATGAATTAAGTAATAAGGATTAAATAATTTGAAAAGTTTCTTCAAAAATATCCAAACATTACTTATAGTAGTATTAGTTATTATAATATTATTACTAAGGAACTGTAAAAGTGATCCTAAACCCAACCCTGTAGGGACTGTAGTAGTTAAAACAGAAACTACCTGGGATACTATTCGTGAGAAAATCCCAACATACATCCCTAAATGGTACACTCAAATAGAATATAGAGACACCACAATATACAGTACCTTATATAAAGACGTAGATACATCAGAAATTTTAAAAGATTACTTTGCTACCTATGTCTATTTTGATACATTAGCATATGACAGTATTAATATAAGAATTAAAGATACTATTACTCAAAATCGAATTAAAAATAGAAGTATAGAATATGATTTAATCTATTCAACAACTACAATAACAAGAGACTCAATAGTGAATAATAGAGGATTTTATGCTGGAATTGGGGTTGGAGGTTCTACTTCACAGTTAAATTATATAGGGGGTGAATTTCTATTTAAATCTAAAAAAAGAACAGCATTTGGTTTAGGTGTAGGGGTTAATACGAAATTTGAACCTGTTTTTATTGGAAAGTTGTATTGGAAGTTAGGGAAGTAATCTAAATGAAAAAAGATATAAAACATATAATCCGGGAGGAATTTGTAAAATGTGCCCAAGATCCTGTACATTTTATGAAAAAATATTGTTATATCCAGCACCCTCAAAGGGGTAGAATACAATTTAGCTTATATCCATTCCAAGAAAAAGTATTAACTTTATTCCAAGAAAACCCTTACAATATAGTTCTTAAATCCCGACAATTAGGACTCTCAACTTTAAGTGCGGGTTATGCTTTATGGTTAATGATTTTCCATGAGAATAAAAACGTATTAGCTTTAGCGACTACTCAAGCAACAGCTCGTAACTTAGTAGCAAAGGTTCAATTTATGTTTGAGAATTTACCTTCATGGTTGAAAGTAGATTCAATGGAAAATAATAAATTATCTCTAAGATTAAAAAATGGATCAAAAATACAAGCAAAATCATCTAACAGTGACGCCGCACGTTCAGAAGCTGTTTCATTATTGATTATTGATGAGGCTGCTTTTATTGATAATATTAAAGAAACTTGGGGTGCCGCTCAACAAACACTAGCTACTGGTGGGGGTGCTATTATTCTATCAACACCTTATGGTACTGGAAATTGGTTTCATCAAATGTGGGAAGGTGCTGAAGGTGGGATAGATGATGGTAATGATTTCCTACCAATTAAACTCCCATGGTTTGTACACCCAGAAAGAGATCAAGCTTGGAGAGATAGACAAGATATTTTATTAGGTGACCCAAGATTAGCTGCCCAAGAATGTGATTGTGATTTTAGCACATCAGGTGATGTTGTATTTTATAATGAGTTTATGGAGTTTTATAAACAAACTTATATAGTTGAACCTTTAGAAAAACGTGGTGCTGATAGAAATTTATGGATATGGGAACCCGCTGATTACTCTAGAGGGTATGCTATAATAGCAGATGTAGCTCGGGGAGATAGTAAAGATTTCTCTGCTTTTCATATATTAGATATAGAAAATAATACCCAAGTAGGGGAATATAAAGGAAAGATAGACACAAAAGAATTTGGTCATTTACTAGTTGGTATTGCTACTGAATATAACAATGCCTTGCTGGTCGTTGAAAATGCAAGTATAGGATGGAATACAATCCAAACAATTATAGATAGAGGATACCAGAATTTATACTATTCTCCAAAAGGAGGAAACGTAACTTCAAATTCTTATTTTAGTGAATATGTAGATACTTCAAAAATGACAGCTGGATTTACCATGTCTTCAAGAACAAGACCTATTTGTATAAATAAATTCCAAGAATCCATAGCAGATAAGGGAGTGATTATTCACTCAAGCCGATTACTATCAGAAATGAAAACCTTCATATGGAAAAATGGTAGAGCTGAGGCCCAACAAGGATACAATGATGATTTAGTAATGTCTTTTAGTATAGGGCAATATATTAGAGATACGGCTTTTAAATATAATAAAAATGGTATAGATTTAACTAAAAGTATGTTAAATAATACCACAAGTACTCAATATAAATATTTAGGTGGCTATTCTGCTAATGCAGATAAAGACCCATTTACAATAGATAACCCATACTCAGGGGGTGGGGAAGACATAAGATGGCTTCTCAATAAATAAAAGAAAAGATGGCAGATAAAGGATTATTTCCAAGATTAAAAAGATTATTTTCAACCGATGTAGTTATTCGTAATGCTGGTGGAAACCAACTTCGAGTAATGGATATTAATAAAATCCAACAATCCGGAGAATTTCAAAATAACTCTCTAGTAGATAGGTTCAATAGAATTTACACTAATTCATCCACCTCACTCTATGGACAGCAAAATGCATTTAATTACCAAACCCTTCGTCCTCAACTCTACTCAGAGTATGATGCTATGGATACTGATGCTATTATAGCTTCTGCTCTTGATATTTTAGCTGATGAGTCTACTTTAAAAAATGACATGGGTGAGGTATTGCAAATTAGAAGTAGTGATGAAGATATCCAAAAAATCCTATATAATTTATTTTATGATGTTTTAAATATTGAATTCAACTTATGGCCTTGGATCCGTAATCTATGTAAATATGGAGATTTTTTCTTAAAATTAGAAATTGCTGAAAAATTTGGAGTATATAATGTTATACCTTATACTGCATATCACATTGAAAGACAAGAAGGATATGACCAAAACAACCCATCAACAATTAGATTCCGATTTGATCCAGCAGGTGTATCTGCTTCAAGTTATGGGTATTATCAAATGCCTGGTAATGAAAAGGATGGAAACGCTATATTTTTTGATAATTATGAAATGGCTCATTTTAGGTTATTAACAGATACTAACTTCCTCCCATATGGTAGATCTTATATTGAACCTGCTCGTAAGTTATTTAAACAATATACATTAATGGAGGATGCTATGTTAATTCATAGAATTGTAAGAGCTCCTGAAAAACGTGTTTTTTATGTAAATGTTGGAAACATTGCTCCAACAGAAGTTGAAAACTTCATGCAAAAAACAATATCAAAAATGAAACGTACTCCTTATATTGACCAAGACACAGGTGAATATAATTTAAAATACAACATGCAGAATATGCTTGAAGATTTTTACATCCCAACTCGAGGGAATGACTCTTCAACTAAAATTGATACTTTAGGAGGTTTACAATATGATGGAATCCAAGATGTAGAGTATTTAAGAGATAAATTATTTGCAGCTTTAAAAGTTCCAAAAGCCTTCTTAGGATATGAGAAAGATTTGGAAGGTAAAGCAACTTTAGCTGCTGAAGATATTAGATTTGCTCGTACTATAGAGCGAATACAAAGAATAGTAATATCAGAACTTAATAATATAGCCTTAATACACTTATACACTCAGGGGTATAGAAATGAAAATTTAACTAATTTTGAACTATCATTAACAACTCCTTCAATTATATATGATCAAGAAAGAATTGCTTTAATGAAAGAAAAAGTAGATTTAGCTTCCCAAATGATGGATAATAAGCTACTTCCTACAGATTATATTTACGAAAATATCTTCCATTTAAGTGAGGATCAATATGATGAATATAGAGGACTTATCAGAGAAGATGCTAAACGTAACTTTAGAATTACCCAAATTGAAAATGAAGGAAATGATCCATCAGTAACAGGACAATCATATGGGACACCTCATGATTTAGCTTCACTATACGGAAAAGAAAGAATGCATGGAGAACCAGGTAATGTTCCTGATGGGTATGATGAGAAAAAGCCTCTAGGTAGACCTAAAGAAAAAGTATCTAATATTAATAAGCAAGATAATGCTTTCGGGAAAGATAGACTCGGTAAATCTGGTATGAAAAAAGATGGTGAATCATCCAATCCCTTAAAACATAAATATAATGGTAACTCCCCATTAGCTTTAGAGACAAGACATTTATCAAAATCTCAAGAAGATATGCTAAATAAAATGTCAGTCAATAAAAAGCAAATGATCTTTGAAAAAGAGGAGGAAAAATTGTCTTTACTAGATGATAAGCAAATACGTAGATAACACTTTTTTATATATTTATAAATAAACATTCCAATAGAATGAAGATTAAACATTCAAAGTATAAAAATTCGGGTATATTATTTGAACTTCTTGTAAGACAAATCACATCAGACACTCTTGAAGGAAAAGCTTCCCCAATAAAAGAAATACTTAAAAAATATTTTGTTAAAACTGAATTAGGGAAGGAATATAAGTTATATGAAACTCTGTTAAATAAAACTAGTTTAACTGAAGCTAAAGCTGATTTAATTATCAATACCTTAATTGAATCCTCCAAAACTCATAATCGTAAACTTATTAAGCATCAAAAATATAACTTAATAGCAGATATTCAAAAACATTATAATTTGAATGAGTTTTTTAACCATAAACTACCTCATTATAAAGTTCATGCCGCTTTTCATACTTTATTAGAGATTTACAACTCACAGAAATTCTCAAATCCTGAATATATCATCACAAATAAGATGACTATTCTTGAACATTTAACAGCTGCCAAAATCCAAGAGGAAGAAGTTAGAGATAACATTTTAAGTGAGTTTAAAAAAGAGGATAAAGATGTTAGAATCTTAACTTACCGAATCCTTTTAGAGAAATTCAATGGTAAATATGATGAACTAGGTAATGATCAAAAAGAAATATTAAAAGAACTTATTTACTCAATTGATAATAAGCCTAAATTAAAAGAATTTTACTTGGTTAAAACAACCCAATTAAGATCTCAACTCAAAACTTTAAATAAAAATGTAGCTGATGAAGTTACTAAAATTAAAATTAATGAAATTATTTCATTAATATCCCCATCTACTAAAAATTCTAAAATAACAGATGATCATTTAGTAAATCTATTGCAATATTGTGATTTAGTAAAAGAATTAAAACTAGCTAATGAGCATGCTTAAAGAAAATATCCGAGAAGTTATTAAATCTTTAAAAGAAACTGAGGATTTTTATACTAGAGAAACAGGTGTTGATGATGAAACAGGTCAAATAAGTTGGGATATTACTTATAAACCTAATCTATCTAGACTTTATAAAGATATTAAAGATATAGTGCATAAATTAAAGAAGCTATCTGCAGAATTCAAAACCTCAGATACTGATTCAGCTCTAGAACTTTCTAAAACTTTAAAGAATAGATTTGCATCCATAGTTAGAAAATATAAAGACTTAAAAGAACAATCATCAACATCCCAAGGGGGAGCTAGTATGGCTGCTGGTAGTGGTGCTCAATATGCAACTC